GCGTCGTATTGTCGTCCTTGCCGATGACAATGCTTGTCATCGTGTTGTCGCCGGTGTTCCGGCGCCACCCCGCGAAGAAGTGCTCCCCGTTGCTCGTGCGCACTCGGAACGCTACTGCCGCGATATACGTCTCGTCGTCGGCGGTATCCTCGCCGTTGTTGAACGTCGTCAGCTTGACACGGATGACGTACTTCGCCGTCGAATCCTTGGTCTGCGTCGTAAGCAGGAGCCCCACCGCATCGCAGTCGCCGTTCGCCCACCCGCCGTTCGTCGTATCGACTTTCGCTTTGCCGGCGAGAATCTCCCAGTTGTTCGCGTGTGCTGTGCCCGCGTACGCGTGGCCCGCAGTCGGATGCGAGTTGGAGCCGCCGTACTCGTCCCAGTTCGCCTCGCTGTCCAGGATCGTCCCGTTCGCCCGCTCGAAGTCATCGCTGAACAGCAGGCTGGTCGGCTCCACGCTCTGCGCTGTCAGGACCTTTATCCCCTGAATCAGAAGTTGCCCGTGGTTCGTTCCGTTGACCGCCGACGCAAACGCCTTCGAGATTCCCGGCCTGCGGCCCCCTCGCGCTCGCTCCTCCGCCGTGTCGTACGGCATGACGTTGAGCGCTTCCGGGGTGCTGAACGCCGGTTGCCGCTCGTACGACGTATTCTCTACGACGCCCGCGAGCGGAAACGCGATCTCGACCTCTTGACTGTGGCGCTGCGGCATCCGCGTCCGCCTACACCTTGATGACTTCAGCGAAGAACTCGCGCACCACCACCGAATCCTCCGTACCGCCCGCCCACACCGAGGCGCAACTGACGGTGATCGAGGCGTCAGTCGGCAGCGCGAAGGCCGCGGTGAACTGCTGCCGTAGCGTCGATGACGGCCCTTCCGAATACAGGCCGCGATAGACCGTCGGCGCACAGTTGCCGCTCGCGCCCACCGTCGAGAAGCGAACCCAAGCCTCTGTCGCCCAAATCTGATTGTCCTCGACATCATCCACGCTGCCGGACGTGCAGATTTCGGTACGAGAGGCAAGTGCGGTTGCAGTCGGGCCGATATACATCCGCGATTGAAGCGTGTGAGTATGCCCCGAAGCGCCGGGTAGGACGTGGAAGTGCGCCCGAACATGTACGATGTCCCCGACCGCCAAGTGGTTAGCCGGGACGACAAACTCCGCTCCCGCGTGCGCCGTCAACGTAGTCGCCGTGACAGCCCCGGAGACTCCGGGGACGCGCAGTCCGACTGTGGAGCGGCGGGCGACGCTCCAAGCGGAACCGTTGCTGACGAGTACCACGGTGTCTCCCGGCAGCGCGTACGCAACCAGCGCGCCCGCGCTGTTGTTGATCGTCAGGCGCTCGTCCGCATCCGCGACGTTCGTGATCTCGAAGAACAAGCCCGCCGTATGCGAGACCGCCGGGAGCGTCACCGTTCTGGAGGCCCCTCCGGGATCGAGCCGCTGGAACGGCTTGGAACTGATCGTCAGCGTGAGATTCCCGGTCAACGTCGCCGCGTTGAGTCCGCCCGTAATCGCCCCGCCGAGGCGTCGGGCCCGGTCGGCGGCAATGCGCCGCGTTACTGCTGGAGAAGGCATGTCAAAGTCCCCCGCGCCACCCGGAGCCTACGCGCCTCCGGCGCAGCGGGTGGCGACTTTGCCCGCCGGAGTGTGCCGTTGCCTACGGCACGATTACCGAATCGTACGTCGGATAGGGATTGCGGTCAAACTCTCCGAGCAACTCGCTTACCGCCCCGCCCGTCATCCGGCCTTGGTGCTCCTGGGCCCCGCCGTCCGCCTGACAGGCGTTCCGCCACACAGCCGACCCCTGCACCATCGATAGCCGCTCCTCAAGCTGGTCCTGTTCCAACCCCAGCGCCATCTGCCGCACGAGAGCGATCAACAGCCCCTCCGCGTATACCGGCACGGGAGCGATATCTGTGCCCTGAATGAGGTCGATCCAACCCGCCCGATAGTAGAGTTTGCCTATGTCGGCCTGACTAGTGCTAGGCTCGGGGTAGCAGAGCAGAAACGGATACCGGTTCGTCTCGTTCGACGGCGGGAAGCACAGCGCGCACCAGAAGCCGACGGCCCCCTGGTGCTGCGTCGGGACGTTCTCCAGCCATGCCAGATACTCCGGCGTCACCAACTCGATCTTGCTGGTCGCCGACCCCGACACCGCGAGAATGCTCCGCAAGTCGAGCGGAAGCTGGATGCGCCGGTTGCCGGCGGTCGTGCTGAGCGTTACCGGGGGCCGCTCCGCGAACCGCCACGCCCGCATCCCCATCAAGTATTGCCCGGCGTAGTTGACGATCCGCGCGGTCGAAAGCTGCGACGCCGGCGCGCCGCCCAAGGCGTGCGTCACAAAGTCCTGCAACTGCGTCAGCGTCAGCGCCATCAGGAGTATGCCCTCACCCGCACCTTGGCGTTGCCGCCGCTCGTCTGCCGGTACTCGATCCGATCAATCACGTCGGCGTTCCAGTTGCTCTCCCAGGTGTCGATCTCCGCGCCATACTCCCCCGCTCCCGTTCCGAAGCCGGTCGGATTGCCGAAGTTGCGGCTGTCGTCCGACGCCAGTACGAAGGGGATGTTCGCCTTGAGCGCCACAACGAACCCGGCCTCCATCGCGTCTCCCGCGACCGTCCCGCCCTCGTTCGTCACTAGCTGAATCTCGGCGTCTTTGTCGGAGATGATGACCAGCAAATCGAAATCCGCGATGTTGTCGTCCTCCGATGCGCCGACGTTCAACAGCCGCACGACCGTCGCCGTCGCCACGTCGAAGTCCCGCTCGTACGCCACGTCTCCCGTGACGGTCAACGTCTGCGCTGTCGTTAGCGAGCCGATTTCCACCGGCTCCCCGTTCAGGTCGGCTTCGATCCGCGTATAGATGCGAAACGTCGTTGCCATGCGTTATCCTAGCAGAATAAGGGGCGGCTGTCTCGATCTGAGTCCAGCCGCCCCGCTCCCGTGTTCATGTCGCCGACATTCAGCGAGTCTGCCGAGCGTAGATGTAATCCAACTCAATCGCCAAGTTCGCCGCCCCGGCCCCGCTGCGCCGCACTTCCATCGAGAGCGTCAACGGATCACCGCCCGGAATGTTGGTCGTGATGCGCTTCTTGAACTGGCCATTGATGTAGAACATCACCTCATCCACCCCGTTGATGAGGACGCCAAGGTTGACGAACGTATCGTTCGCGAAGTCCACCCCGGAATCCGCCGTCGTCTCCGTCGAGTTGTCCTCGACGACGCAGTTGATGTTCGCGTTGCCTCCGCCCTCGCCGTTCGTCCCGCTCGATCGGAAGCCGATGGAGTTGGTAACCCCCGTCAGAATGTCGGTGTCCGTTGACGCCAACCCGACGAAGAAGTCAGTCTGAACGAGCGTATCGGCTGCCGTATCGGACCGCAATCGGATGCGAAATTCCAGATAAATCTGGCGAGCCGCCGCCGGCTTGAACGCTTCTCCGTTGAGTTGCGCGCTGACGCGATCGTTGTCCGACGAAGCCATCGACAGTCGAACAACCCCGTTCGGCGCATCGTCCATCACTATCGCCGTCGGGGTGTTGCCCGAGAGGAGCCACGCGCCCTCGTTCGCGGTCAACTCAAACTTGCCGCCGCCGGAGCCGTTGCCGCCCTCGAAGAAATCATCGAAGAACTCCGCATCACCGACGAACCGGCTTGCGATGAAACTCTGTGGCTGTCCTGCAAGACTCATGCAATCAACCCTCCATACTCATCCGTCAGCCCCCGCCACGAATCAGCCCATTACGCACCAGGCGCAACGATGGCCAGACGCTGGCGGCTGCACGGGAAGAGATTCCAGTAGGTGAAAACATTGCGAACCATCGTATCCGGCTGGTTCTGAAGCCGCATCCACTCGGTCATCTCGAAGTACCGCGTGACATGGAAGATCGGCTTCAGGTAGTTGCCGTCCAACCAAAGATATCGCGGTCCCTTCGTGGTCACCGTAGCGCTCGTCTCGGTCGTGTTGCCGCCCGAGCCGGCGTACCACTTGACCTTGCCCATCTGACTGACTTGTACCACTTCAACGTCGGCGTACTTCGGCTGCCCGAAGTGCGGATCGCCCCACCGATTCAGAGTGTCATTCCGCTCCTGCAACTGTCGGTGATAGAGCGTGAGGCCCTCGGCGCTCGCAGCGATGAACCGCCGCGCCGGGTCCATGCCTGACTTCTGGAAATACTTCTGAGCCGCCGGCCCGTCAGCAATCGGCTGCCACTGAAGCTCCTGATACGTCTGCTCGAACGCATCGAGTAGACCGTCGTTGTCGTTGTCCTCGTCCGCAGCGTCGGTGTAGTCGTACCGCTTCCGAATCGGCACCCACCCTTCGTTCGCCGTCGGATCGACGCCCGCAACCGTCGTCCACCCCGGCGGCAGACCGTTATCGTACTCGTTGACAATCGCATAGAGCGGCAGCGGCCTACGCCCACCCGTACCCTCCGTAGACGCCGCGTCGTTTGCCGGATCGGCCAGAGTGTCGTTCTCCAAGCCGTTGTAAATCTTGGTCCACAAGTCCTGTTCGATCGAGAACAGCAGCCGCTTGTAGAACGTCCTCCGCGAGTCCGGCGAGAGCCCGGCGACCATGTTGAGCGCGATGACGCTCTCCACGTAGCCCATATGCTCCCGGTGGAATCGCCACTCCACTTCGTGCAGAACGCCGTTCTCGGCGATCTGGTACTCGATCGGCTCATTCGGCAGGAAGTGGCCTCCCGTGATCGGGACGTTCAGCTTGATGATGTCCCGAATCTTCTGGCCGCCCTGAAGAACAACCGATGCCGCCCTGCCTCGCAGCAAGCGCCCGAGGATCGGCATTCGGAACACCGCCTCGTTGAGGAACTCGTCCGGCGAAGTGACGTAGACGAACGGCGTCGAGTTGACAAACTGCTGGAACTCAAGAAGTGGCGTTGGCATTCCCCGGAACCCCCAAAATCACACGCTACGCGACATTCGGCACAGGCCGAGCGTAGCTTTCTCCCAGCCTGCGGGCCTCATCGGGTCGCCCCGCCATGATGGCCGTCAGAATCCTATCCTGCAACTGGTCAATCGTCAACGGCTTCTCCCCGGCCCGGTTTGGGGCTGTCGTCCCGCCCGCCGCCCTCTGCCCAGCCCCCACCTTAGCCGACCGCTTGAACACCAAAGCCGCCGCAGCGTCCATCGCCGAGTCGATCTCATCGTATTCGCCGGTCCGCAGCAGCGCCCCCGCCAGCCGCAGCACCTTGTCGTACTCCCCCTTCTGCCGGATTTCGGGGTAGCTGGGGGCCAACCGGGACCGATTGCTCTCGACCACGAACTTCTCGACCGTTCCCGCAATCGACTGGATCACCCCCTCGTACTGCTTCACCGCTTTCTCGTACTGCCCCCGCAAGCTCGCCTCCAGCGCCCGCAGGCCCCCCACCGCCTCCTGCCCGAGATGACCCGCCAGCGCATCCCAATCCACCACGGGAGCGGCCCTGGGGGCTTTCACGCCGGCGGGAGCGGTCTCATCCGCTCCCGTGTCCCCTTCCGGGGTGATCCCCAACTTGCGTATCAGCGAGTCCAGCTTCGAGTCGTGATCGCGCGAGTCAAGCCAGTCTCGCATCGCGGACGCCTGCTCGACTGAGAGTGTCGCCAGCACAGACGACGGAACACCATGCTGTTTGAGCGCGGCGTTCACGTCGTCCGGCGGCGAAACCCCCACGTCCGTCTGGGTTTCGTTTGTCTCGTTTGCGGCGGATACTCCGTTGCCGTCTAGCGGTATTTCTAGTGAGTCCGTCGGGATGGGAGGGTTAATGTTTGCACGGATCGTTCCCGGGATGGGGTCGCTAGTCGAGGGCATGGTGGGTGGTATCTCCTACAGTTTGACGTAGCCGTGTTTGGCGGCAACCTTTCGTTCGTGGGTGGCTGAACGGATGATCGGCCTGCCCACCCGATCGCACTTGACGCCTTCCATCCAGCGAGGGAGTTGGTGGCTGACATAGGGATACTTCTCGTATCGGCGGCCAGTGTCAAGTCCGGCAAGCTGCAAACCCGACGAAAATACCCTCCGCAGAAGCCGACCGTCTGGGGCCCGCCACGTTTCGCCGATCCGCGGTGCCCCACTAGCCGCGAGAAAGAACTCCTCGACGGGAGCGTTCCGCCCCCCGACCTCTTGGAACTCATACAGCGGCATCGTTGGGTTTTCCTGTCTTGACTTCGGCGGCCCGCTCGCTCCCGGCGACGAGACCGGGCATGGCGTCCGTCTGAGTGTCGGGGTTGGCGGGGTTGCGAATCGGCCTTCCGGCCCCACCACCCACGCCGCCCCACCCGGCGATCTGCCCGAGCTGGCCGGTCCCGCCGCCCAGGGCCATCGCCGCTTCCGCGTCGAACTGTTCGGCAAACTCGGGGTCGTTGTAGGCGTCGCCGATGCGCGCCGCGAGCCTGAGCCAGTTGACCCAAGGCATCGCTACCATCCCCTGCCCGATGCTCCCGGCCAGCTGGAGCGCGAGCATGGCGTTCCGCTGCTTGACCGGACCGATCTGCGGCTCCATCGAGCGCACGTTGATCGAAATGTCGATGACGTTCTGCACGGGAGCCCCTCCTGCTCCGCTGACGTAGAGGCCCCCGTCGCGTAGCGGCAGGCGGGCCTCGGGGTCGTTGATGAGATACCATGCGACTCCCGCCAACGCAGCTTCGACGCCGCTGAAGTAGCGCTGCTGCTGATACATCTCGCGGCTGGTCGTGGCGCGGCTGGCGATGTCGCTCTCGGTCGCGGATGCTCCCGTGACGCTCCCACGACGCGCATCGCTCATGCCGGACACCCGATCTAGGTCGTCGAGCATCAGATTGCGCTGGGCGATATGTTGCGGCGTGATGCCGCCGAACTCCTGCTGCGACGCGCCGCTCGCGTCGAAGTCGTCCATCGGGACGACGTACATGTTCTTTTTGGTTGC